TTTTTCCTTCAATATTGCAATGGCGTATTTCACTTCACTCATTCTCTTACCCCTTATGCCGCTGTCAGGCTAAATGCCGCGGCGAAAATAGTTAGGTAGCAGGCAACAAAAAACCGCCCGTAGGCGGCTTAAAGGTTTTAATCAGATCAGTCATCGTAACCGGCAACCTGACGCAGCGTCCGCTTAGGCGAATCGCCCGGACGGCGGGGGTCGTTATTTTGATTGCTGGTTCGGATGGATGCAACAACCTGCAGGGTTAAGCGTAGCGTTTCTGCTTTTTCAATCGAAAGAGGGCTAAGCTCACCATTGTCGATCATGTTGCTGATATCTTTCAGCATGTCCTCCGCATAACTGAGGTAATCGTCTTCTTCGATGACTTTCTGGTGGAAAACCTCACTCAGGTCCGAAAGATTTTCTTTCAGTGAATCTACCTCGGAATTCAGGCGTGTATTTTCCTCATACAGCTCTTCATACGCCGCCTGGTTTTGTCCCGCCTGATCAGCCAGTTCCTTCAGCTGGTTTACGCTATCGATAGCCTGTTGTGCTAATTGAGTTGTGTCAGCCATAGTTGATTCCTTTTCGGTGAAATTACTAAATTGATTTCTACTGGCCCATAGCAATTAAAATCATTTACCGTCAGTAGGTTATGTTCTTGCCTTACATAGCCACATTACGCTTTAGCAAAGAAATTTGAAAGCTAAATACTGTTTATATGTACAGTATATTTGTGTCATAAATTTGGCTTAGTGCCATCGTTGGCTTTGCTGCGCTCTTCCAGAAAACGTATCCGGCTGCGACTGGCTCGCTGGCGAACGGATTCGTATGAGCGGTTGAGCTGTCGGGCTATAAGTTTGGGTGGGATGGTTGCTGCGAGTTCTTTCAGAAGACCTATCTCATCGGGTGACCAGCGGCGGCCAAGAGTTAACTGATTGCCGCGACGCCGGTATTCAGGTGATTCCATGTTGTCTCCTGTTATTTGCTGAGTGCCTCTTCAATTTCTGCCTTACGGAGAAGGTAAACATTGGTCGCCTTTTCGAGCGTTTCAGCCTCGCTTGCCAGCATGCGTGCTGCGTACTTGTAGAAGCGATCGAGGCTTGAAACGGAATCGGCATTGGCAGACGCTTCGGTGAAATCGGCAAGCAGCTCATCCGGCGTGCGCGCTGCCGCACTGGTATTCGTCGCCGGGTTAATTTCTCGCTCTGGCTGCTGCGTTTCAGGCTTGCTGTTAATCAGGTTGTTCAGGTCAGCACGGCTGCGTGCTGGTGTCACATCACGTTCTGAGCGCTGCGCCGGCTCAAACTCGTCCGGCGTGTAAACGCCGAGAATCACGTCAGGGCAGTACAGGCGCGCCCAGTACTTAACAGCCAGGTATGCCAGCTGCTGTTTGGGAGCTGTCTTCCAGAGTGGGGAATTGCGCGTGGTGACGTATTCCATATAAAGCGGCTCACCCCACGTGATTTCCGTTTCACCTTTCAGCACTGCGCCGACACGAACGGACAGGCCGCGCTCATTCGATGCATTGGCTGCGCCCGGCTTGAACTTCTCCCAGTCGCCGCCGTATTCGTACTTGAAGCGACCCTGTACGGCTGTAGAGCTGGTAATTACCGCGTTAACCAGCTGAGCCTCATAACCCAGCGTTCCGTTTACCAGATGAGTTTTCTGTGCCACAGCGTAAGGATTCATGCCCCACTGAGCGGCCTGTAATGCGATCGCCAGACAGTCAGCGGGCTTTCCGGACAGGTGAGCAGGAACAGTTGCCTTGCCCTGTGCCATGACTTCCGCAAAAGCCTGCAGCTTCTGCAATCCGCTCGGGCTGAAGATGGCCGCTTTGGTATCGGCCTCATTGACCGGCGCGGTGATGATTTCGTTACTCATGCGTAATCCTTTCTCTTGGCCCAGTCCGGGCGTGTAATTTCTTCGATGCCGCCCCAGTTACCGGACAGCATACATTCGTGATAGGTATCAAGGTTGCGGCGGAACAGGTCGTAGCCCACGGAAACATCGTCCTCCTGCAACTGGAAGGTGCGCACCGGGTATCGGCCGCAGTCGATCGCCTCGCTGACTGCGATGAAAACGAAAAGTGGATATTCACCGAAGTGTTTACTGAATCCTTCTCGGTAATAAGCGTCCTGAACGTGATATCGGAACTCTTCAACGTGCCGGGCGAAGCGCGACATATCAGCTACTTTCTTCACGTCGACAATAACGGGCTGGCCCGACAGGAACTTGTCCGGACGGATACGGCAAAGTTCGCCTGTCTGATCGTCATTCCAGTAGATTGACGCTTCCTGATGACCTTCAGCTTCAAGCAGCCAGCGTGCCGCCGGATGGGCGAGGGCGCTGGCACGCATCAGTTGCAGTTTCCGGCCCTGCTCGGCATCCATGACCGTCATTCCAGTGCTTTCGCAGTCTTTAAGGAACCGCTGCTCATCGGCCTTGCCTTCATTGGTTCGCCGGTTGAATGCCGGAGCAATGATGAACCGCTTATCGAACTCTTCAGGCTCCAGCAGGAGGCAGTGCAGCGCCGTTCCCATGTCCAGCGCCGCCTTCCTCTCATCGTCTTCCGGCGCTTCTTTGCGCCACTGGAAGATGGCCGGGTTGATAGCAATGTCGTCCAGCTGCGATTTGCTGATGCCAGCACCGCGGTGATAATCCTCGTTGCTGATGTCGTAATAGATGCCCGGCTGCATTACGCCGCCTCCTGATTTCCATGCTTGTTGCGGTAAATCCCGATCGCCACGTCACGACGCGCAGCCTTAATCATTGCATCACGTAAAAACGCCTCAGCCGCTTCGTGCTGCTCGTCGTCTTCGTCGAACATCTCTATGGCTGGGTAGTCGTAATGCCGCGTCAGGAAGGCGCACAGGGCAGGCATTAACGGGTTTGTCTTGTGCTGGTTCATTCGTGCATCAACTTCAGCTGCGATGAACTCAAGTTCGCTCTCCGGCAGGTTATCGGCGATATCCTGCACCTCATGCCGGGCTGTTCTGTTCAGTCTCATTGCAAAGCCCTCCGCAGTAACTGCATCGCCATCGCCCACTTGGCACGGTCACCAAACAGATGGGCTTCTCTTGAAAGCTCCTGGGCTTTCATGAAGTAGCGTGATTTCATAGTGGGTTACCTTTTTCACAGAGTGTTTTGGCAATGCGGATAAGCAGGTCAATGAGTGGGTTGCGCTTTGGTTCGTTATTTAGCTGGCAGACGCCCACGATGGCGCCGCCCGCGATTGCAAGATTCATCGTGGGATTCCTAAGTTATTGATTAAAGTATTGTTATATGCTGCCGATAACTGGGGGGATTAAATACATGGAGTGAATAAATGAGCTTTTACTTATATAACGTTGTTGGTTTTTTTATCTTTCTGTTTATTGCATTGTTTGCATGGGGTAAATTTAAATCAGAAGATAAAAACAAAAAATTAATGGTTTTATTTTGGGGCGTACTTACTGTTTGGCCTGGTTACCTTGCATACTATTGTGCAAAAAGTGTATGGCAAGGTGATTTGTATGTGGATGAAACAAAGGTTTTTATAAAGCATGAGCTTACTGATGATCGGGACCCGATTATAAGCCTTGGCGCAATAAGAGTTGCTCATGAATCTTTTGGTTATGAGTTAAAAAATATTGCTGTGGAAAATATCTGGAGCGGAAAAACAAATTTTAAAGGCAACTCACTTCCATATAATGCTTATAAAGTTGATACGAAATGGAAGAACAGAAGCGAAGGCGAAAATAAGGAACTTTGCTTTCTCTTCGCTTATGCCAACGATGTCGAAAATGGTTATAGACGCCTAATCAGGGTTGAAGATGACTGTAAAGATAAAGACAACTGGTTAAGCATCGTTAAAAAAGATGCTGAGTAGTCGACATGGGGGCGAAAGCCCCTTTTTCATCTCATCTCTCCTGTTCAGTGGTTACTGGCCCAATGCCTTGGCAATGGCTGCACGCGCCTGAATTAGTTCTCGATTGCCATTAGCCATCTCTTCACCAAAGGCATTATCTAGCGCTGCAAATAATGCCTTTTCTGCATCCTGAAGCGCCTCAAGCAGCTCAGGCGCTGCGGCTATCAAATCCCTATTTCTATGGTTGAATTGGTGATGCTTTCCGCCAACAATGAAATCTACATTGCATAGAACATCGCTTTCCCAGAACCACGGCCCGGGCGTCCCCTTAAACTCACTCATCTTCAACCTCCTGCTATAAACCCCATCCCCATCAACACGCCAGTCACCAACCAAATGAATATGTAATTGCCAGTGCTTATCATGGAGCCTCCAATAAAAAAGGCTGCGGGTTAGGCAGCCTCAGTGGTTGGTAGTCCGATCATCTTGTTAAGGTCTTCAACCTTAAGCGCAGGTAACGAGGCTCTGACGCTATCGACGTTTTCAGGTATCAGCTCTTGGCTTTCCGGCCAGACTTCAACCAGGCGCTTGATGGTCGAAACAGAATTAAGCGCGGCCCATACTGTCTTTTCGATTTCCTCTTTGCGTTTTTCTGCCTTCGCCTCAGCAGCAAAGATTTCATCAAACCGCTTTGTGATTTCATGGTCAGCCGCAAACAGACATTGATCGCGATTCGGCGTAACCAAATAAATATCTTCACCTTTATCATCAACGCCATAACTTACCCAACCAAGACGGCGCCCGCCGATTGCGATGTTGATAGTTCCACTGCGCCCGGAAGAAACGTAGGTGCTCGCACCGAGCTCCTGAATTTTCTTCTCGATATTTGTCATCTTGGCAAACAGAGAGTCAATTTCCTGGGCTTTCTTCTCGCCACCAAATGCGTGGATTCGCGCAGCCCGAGCAGCCTCATTGCGCTGCGTTTGAAGTGCTGCCAGCTCAGCTGTAACGCCTGACTTAGCAAGTGCGTTTTTGGCAATCTGCTCACGGATGACGGTAGTTAAGCGTACTGATGACATATTAAATCCCTCACTTAATGATGTGTGTTACGTCCTTCCGGACGGTGCGGTATCCCGCGTTGAATATTGCAATCTCCGGCAGACATACCGATGTGCTCTCATGCCTGTCACGCAGAGAAGGGGAGATGCAGGCCTTCTCTACTCTCTGGTGCAGGCAATAAAAAACCCGCCGGAGCGGGTTGTTGTTATTTGTTAGGCTTTAGCCTCTCCATGCTACTGACTAGCGCCATTAATCGGGACTTAACCGTTGGCACATCCAGTCCGTTCTGCACATCAAGGCTAAGGCCTGAGATATCTTGTGACCAGGCGGCTACTGCATCCCTGAATTGCCTTGCGATGCTTGCCTGCCTGATTCGACTGCTTTCCAGCTCACTGACACGCTGCTTTGCTTCGAGCTGAAGCTTTCCTTTGCCAACACCGAGCGCTTCTATCGCGACCTCTTTCATCTCCGCTTTAATCAGTGGATGAAAGTTATCAGCGCCGAGGAAAATCACATCATCCAGAGTTTTGAACAGCAGTAAACAATCAGTATTTTGTTTGCTTCTGCTGTCAACGCACTGCACTTCAACTGCTGGAGTGAAACCGAACTGCTTAACCCGCATTGCTGTGTAAGTCATCGTGCTTTTCAATTTTGCCCCTCCCTGTAATTGTCTGTTTATTAATCGGCAGAAGTTGGCAAAACTATCGTGCGGTAATGCTTTCTGACTTGCGATATCCGGCGTGATAGATGGCAACATCAGGAAGGCAAATTGATCCTTCGATGTCTCCACCGAGATACTTCGATGCGCCGGCCAGAATCTGTTTGTGATATTCGGTTTCTGTCTCGACAGCCTTAACCACGCGGTCAACTGGTTTACGATTTAACGTGAGGATAGGGCGGCAATCAGGTTTTGCTTTCACGCCTACCAACAGGGGGTTGGCTAGCTTCCACGCTGATTGTTTCTCTGCGCGAGCTGCACGGCGTTTCTCTTGTGCATTCATGGTCATTCTCCTGTCAGTTAGCTTTGGCGGTGAGGTGCTGCGATGCTGATCTCCGCAGTTGCGCTTTTTCACGCTGCAATTCACACCACCCCAAAGCTTGCTGCTTTGAATGTTTGCGCTTTTTCAGCGCCTGATTTTAATGAGCCCGGGAATCAGTTCCGTTTCCCTTTACTGCCTCAGCGTCTTGCTGATGGGATTTATAATCACAGATTGTGTTTATGTAGTCAACACGTAATGTGATTAATATTGAACACATATCGTGTTGTTATTGAATTTGAAGGGAATATATTTTTTGAAGGCAATAAAAAACCCGCCGAAGCGGGTTTGTGAGGTTTTCGCGGGGGTAGCTAGACGAGATTCATCATGGTCTGCACGGCCACACCGATGATCCGGCAGTTGCCATCAATGGGGATAAGTGGATAGGCCGGGTTAAGTCCCTTAAGGTATTTCTGCCCACCATCAATGATCAGCTTTTTGAAGGTCGCTTCATTGGCATCAACAAGCTTTGCTATAACAAGGCTGCCATTCTTAGGCTCTCTACCTGTGTCAAAAAGAACGAGCGTACCTTCCGGGATACTCATTCCAGCCGCGGCAGTCATGGAGTCCCCATGCACGCGAAGCCAGAATCCATCACCCTCTACGCGTGCCTCTGATTCGTACCACTCAGAAACCTGCTGCAAATTGTAAGGCTCTAATGCCTCTTTCCATGCTCCTGCGCTTACCCAGCTTATCAATGGATATTTCTCCCCTGGCTGATATGGTCCTTCATAATAATCTCCGAACAGCAGCTCAGCCGGAGTTACACCCAAAGCCTTTGCGATCACCTCCGCATCATCAACGCTAACACTTCTCACCCGAGCTTCATAGTTGCCTATCCGAGACTGGGAAGCCCATCCGCATAGCTCCGCCAGAGCCTTCTGAGATAGACCCCTAGCTTCACGTAAGCGCTTAATTCGCGCGGCAATATCTTCATCTCTTTTCATGCGCATATTTCTATCACATTCCGTGTTAAAAGGCTTTTCACGATTTGTGTTGAAAATGAATCACGAATTGTGTTTAATAGGTGAGGAGTGACCCATTAAGGACAAACCATGAACAACATTGCCAACGAACGGAAAAAGCTTGGCATCACTCAATCAGTGCTCGCCAGCGTTTGTGGCTGGAATCAGTCCCGACTAGCTAACTACGAGACGGGAATCAGAGCACCAGATTTAGAGTCATGCCGTCGCCTGGTGAAGGCGTTAAATAAGTTAGGTAGCAAGACCACTCTTGATGGTCTGTTCCCGCCAAGAAAGACAGCAGCTTAAGCAATACCCGCTCTTAAACATCTCCGCCCTGAAGAAGGGCAGTAATCAAAAAATATGATTCGCACGTGACTGCCACATGGCCGTCGCGCATTTACTTATTCAACAAAGGAATTCTACGAAATGGATCACGCAAACAAACGCAACGAGGCGCTGAAAATCGAAAGCGCCTTACTCAACAAGATCTCTCTGATTGGCACTGAGAAAACAGCCGCTGCTGTTGGTGTCGATAAGGCGCAGATAAGCCGCTGGAAACGCGACTGGCTCCCTAAGTTCTCAATGCTGCTTGCAGTGCTGGAATGGGGCGTCGTGGATGACGAGATGGCTCATTTAGCCCGGCAGGTGGCGAGCATTCTCACCAAAGAAAAAGCGCCGAATGCGGGAACATTCAGCGCCTGATACTTCTAACAACTGATAGGAATAATACCATGATCCTGACTTTGAGCAAAGCAGCGTTACTGAGTGCAATGATTTTCCAGGCCAAAAAAGATGTTCGGTATTACCTTAACGGCATCTGCTTCGCGCCAGATAAAAAGCTCTACTCCACCGATGGTCACCGCGCATTTATTGGCGAGCACGATAACGCCGACCTCACTGAAAACGTCATCATTGCTATCAAAGGAGCAAAGGTCACCAACTTTGAGAAGGCGGAGATCGACACTGATAGCGGATTAGTGACTTACCTTGATGAGCATGGTACTCGCGTTGGTGCTGGTATATGCGAAGTGATTGATGGTCGATTCCCAGACATTCAGCGTGTCATCTCTACGTTCAAAAGCACCCCAACCGATGAGATCGGATTTAACGCCGGTTACCTGGCTGACATTGAGAAGGCGGCAAAGCTCTATAACCCAAAATTCTGCGGCATCAAAATTAAGCCAAATGGCAACACTGCGGCTTCCATCGTTGAGTTCAACAGCGCATTCGGTAACGGAACGCTGGTGATCATGCCAATGCGGCTGTAGGGGGCAGGCATGCAAAAGCAATCCTATCGCCATACCGGATCACATAAAAACATTGCCCGTGTCGAATTCTGCAAAGCGTTCAATCCGAAGGTGGCTGAGAAGTTGAGGCAGATGCTGGAAGAACACAAGGCGAAGGAGAAAGGGCAATGAGCAACGTATCAAGTTTAGCCAGAGCAAGAGAGGCCAGAGCGCCTCAGCAAACGCCGAAAGAGGTCGGTAAGGGGTTTACCTTGCTGCACAGAAAAATACAGGAGACAGAGTTCTACAGAAAGGATTCTCAGGCTGTTCATCTGTGGGTTCACCTGATTATGTCAGCTAACTACACAGAGACTGCCGTGAAGACGGAATACGGAGTTATCCAGCTGCAGCGTGGTCAGTTCATCACAGGCCGGAACACACTGGCAATGGATACCGGAATCGCACCAAACCGCATTCAGTACCTGCTGAAAAAGTTCAAAAAGCTGGGCATGATCGAGACAGCTTCGCCGGGAAAATTCACCGTAATTACCATCTCAAAATACGCTGAATATCAGGGCGAAATTGTCCCAGAAGATTCCCAGAAGATTACCAGACCAAAGGCAAATGTGGCGCGGCTTCCAGAGGTGATTGTCCCAGAAGATTCCCAGAAGATTCCCACAGCTAACAATATAACTAATAAATCATTATCTAACGATAATGATATGTCATCTGACGATGACGAATCACCTCGCAAAAAAGCGTCTTCAGTTCCCTATCAGGCTGTGCTTGACGCATACAACGAAGCAGCAGGCAGCAGGTTACCCAATGCTGAAAAGCTCAACCCAAAACGCCGGACCGCAATCAAGCGACTGCTTGGCGAGCTGAAAGAGCCCACCGTTGAAGCTGCGAGCAATTACTTTCACGCCTTCATGAACACCGCGAACCCGTTTTACTTTGGCGATAACAGCCGGGGATGGCGGGCGTCGTTCGATTACCTGTTGAGCAGCGACACACTGACCAAGACCAGGGAGGGAAGCCTGTGAGTGAATCAATCCTGATGGCACCCCACAGTTCTGACGCAGAGCAGGCAGTAATCGGCGGACTGATGCTGGACGGCGGCGATGACCGCACACAGAAGGTCATGGCGATGCTGAAGCCGGAGAGTTTCTTCAACGCTTCACACGCGATAATCTTCAGCACCATCCGCGACCTGCTGACCCGCAACAAGCCAATCGACCCGCTCACGCTGGCTGATGAGCTGGACGCCGGCGGCAAACAGTACGGCGGCTTTGCTTACCTCGCTGAAATGACCAAGAACACCCCATCGGTTGCCAACCTGGTTGCTTACGCCTCCGTGGTGCGCGACAAGGCGATGGAGCGTTACGCCATCAGCAAGCTGAACGAAGCCACGGAACTGCTCTACAGCCGCAACAGCATGACGGCCGTCGAGAAACTTGAGTCGATCACCATGCTCACCACGCAAATCAGCGACTACGCCAAAACCGGCAAGCGCCGCGGATTGCGTTCTTTCGGTGATGTGATGGATGACTGGGTGACTGACCTCGAAAAACGCTTCGATCCGCAGGGTGAGCAGCGTGGCATGAGCACCGGCATTTCCTCGCTAGACCGGATGCTGGCGCCGAAAGGACTGGTTAAGGGCTCGCTGTTCGTCATCGGCGCACGTCCGAAGATGGGTAAAACCACGCTCTACAGCCAGATGGCAATCAACTGCGCCATTCGTGAGCAGAAGCCCGCTCTGATGTTCAGCCTGGAGATGCCCGCTGACCAGATTCTGGAAAAGCTGGTAGGGCAGAAGTCCGGCATCAACCCGAGCATTTTCTACATGCCGGCCACTGATGACGCTGACGATGAGTATCAGGGCGACTATGACGCTGATTTCACCCGAGCCACCGAAACGGCCAACAGGATGCGTGAGCAGGAGCTGCTGTTTATCGACGACACCCCAGGGATGTCACTGGCTCATATTGTCGCTGAGGCCCGTAAGGTTAAGCGCCAGAAGGGCTGCGTCGGAATGATTCTTGTCGATTACCTGACCCTGATGACTGCCGAGAAAGCAGACCGAAACGACCTGGCTTACGGGATGATCACCAAAGGACTCAAGAACCTCGCCAAAGAGCTGGACTGCGTTGTCGTGCTGCTTACTCAGCTGAACCGTGAGCTGGAGAAACGCGTTAACAAACGACCGTTACCGAGCGACTCACGCGACACAGGGCAGATTGAGCAGGACTGTGATTACTGGGTAGGCATTCACCGCGAAGGCGCTTTCGATGAGAACGTGCCGGCCGGTGAAACAGAGCTGCTTCTGCGACTGAACCGCCACGGGCCAACCGGTACGGTTTTCTGTCTTCAGCATAACGGCGCAATTCATGATATGGACCAGGCCGCGGCGCGCACCGAGCGCGATTCACGCCAGCAGCCGGGAAAAGGGCAGAAACGGGGAGGCTTTTGATGGAAATACATAAAGTTTTAATTGCAACAATTGGCGTGATAGTGGGCTTCCCCGCTTTTGTTGGAATCATGTCGTTCATCACCTGGCAAAACGGCTTCAAAATGCTGGGCCTGCCCTACATCACCCGAATGATTCTTGTACTGGTAGTGGTGGTATGGGTAATGGCTCTTATTCCTGGAGGTCACCAATGAACAAGCTAACCGCTGAGAAATGCAGAGAGCAGTTTGAAGAATGGTTCGCTGAATATGCGGGGCAGACTGTTGAGTGGGTTAAGAACAAAAGAGTGAACGATACCCACTACAAAACCGGACCAGAGATTAACGGGTACTGGTTCGCATGGCAGGCATCACGCGAAGCCATTGAGATTGTAATGCCACCCTCAGTTATCACTACCGAAATCGGGCCTGCCATCTCGCATGAAAAGATGAACGCCAGATTGGCTGTTAACGGAATCAAGGTGAAATCATGAACAACGTAATCCCCTTAAAACGCTCTGAGCACGTCATATCAGACGCTGAACTGGACATTCTGGCTTTAGACCTTGCACGCATGGCGAGGAAGTACGGTGATTTACAGTCACTGCCGGCCATGATTCGCAAAACCCTTAGCGACGCATTAAAGCGAGACAGGCATGGGCCGGATTTAATCAGCACTCCTGACTATGTAATCGAAGAGAAATTCAGAGAGAAGTTCAGCCTCAAAGAGAGCATCAGTGAACTTCAGGAGCAAATAAACAGGAATGGTGGGTATAACTTCGAGGCCTTGAGAGAGGAGCAAGACGATGGAGAAGGCAACGTTCCTGCTTAGGAGCGACAACATCAGACAGAACTGCATCAGCGCCATCCAGCAACTTCCAGCCAGTCCCGACAAACCTCTGCAGGTAACCATCCAGGAAGATACCAGAAGCCTTGCGCAAAACCGCATGCTTTGGGCCTGCCTGCATGACGTATCGAGCCAGGTGGTGTGGTACGGGAAGAAACTCGACTCAGAGAGCTGGAAGCATATTTTCAGCGCCAGCCTGAAAGGACAGGAGACGGTACCGGGTATCAATGGCGGCTTTGTGGTACTGGGCCAGTCAACAAGCAAAATGCGCGTCAGTGAGATGCGAGATTTAATCACCTTAATCCATGCCTTCGGCGCCGAGCAGAACGTCAGGTTTAGCGACGAGTCAGCGCGTGCGGCTGAGTGGGCTAACCGCTTCGGAAAATAACATGACCCCCTTTACTGATATTGGCGCAGCTATCGAAGAGGCTG